CTGCTTTCCAAATTTACAGCTTCTTGTTTTACTTCAAAATTCAGCCCAGCTTCTTTTAACTCCATGACCAGTTGTCGGTTGTCCCTATCCTGAAAGAAAAGAATGATACTTTTGGCAATTCGATCGCCGATTTCAGGGGCTTCAATCAATTCTTCGTATGCAGATGTGATATAGTCCTGGGAATCAATCGATTGAAAATATTCGTAAGGAGCATTCTTTGAGACCTTCCAGTTGAAATATGCTCGAGCATTTATTCTTTGTTCTTTTACATCTGGCGTATCATCTGAATCCACATAATCAGAATCAGAAACCTTATCTCTATCGGCAGGATCAATGTGAATCGTATCGTATACCACATTGACCCAGGCGGTTCTGGTTGTATCAGCTGAATCTGCTGTATTTGTATTCTGTGAATCAATCACACCATACACGGAATCATCCACACCAGTATTGAATCGAATATCGTAATCTTGGTAATTCGTGGTTCCGGTATCAAAAAAGAAAGACGACTCCCAGGTCGATCTAGATGATTCAGGAACCGTAGAGACAATATTGTCGACGATTGCAGCATCTGAATCAGTACCCACGGTATATTTGTACATGATATCTTTTTTCACCCATAACAAATAATTTTGTGGATCATAATGAGAAATTTTATAGGCACGGTAACATGCACCACCAGAACCATCTGAATCATACTGAGAGTCATTCAAGAAATACAATTTATCCTTATATGCTGCATCATTGATTGGAATTCCATCAAGACCATACAGAACATCAGAATCCGATTCATCAATTGAGGGTGGAATTGAGAACGCATGCAAATTACCATAGTAATCATCAATCGTCTCATCTAATTCATTTGCACCTTTGGGCCAAGATGAAAGACCGCCCTTAAAGGTATCGTTCAGGATGAAGAAGGTCCAGTAGTGATCTGTCGTTCCATACAGTTGCAGCGATAATTGGTCTGGTCGATACCCATCAGGAACATCGATGAACTGATAGCCGGTAAAATTATTGATCAGATCATCAACAACATCCACATAACGAAAAATATCAACAATAGATGTCCTGATACCATCCAGCTGAAAATCATATGATGTCTTGGGAAATTTTTGAAAGAATGCCATTATTTTAGTTTTCTCCTACCTGTTGCCCGGATTCACCTGCATCGATTGCACTTTGTTGTTTATTCTTCGTGGCAGCCTCAATTGCAGCACCAGCAACCGAGGCCTTTTGTTCAAATTCGTCTCTATTCTTACCATTCTCAAGGTCCTCGATATCTTTTCGAGTAAGAACACGAGTTTCTTGAAATGATAGTGCAATATCTACCTCCAGTGGTGCACCATCCACACGCCATGTATTTCCAGTAGAATTAAAGGTCGAGGTCACGCTAGTGAGATAACATCTCAAGATTTTCGGAATAAAGGGATTTTCTTCACCACCAAGCATGAATCTCACAACCCAGGTTGGTGGATATTTCAAGAGAAATGCACCTGGTGTTATTTCGTCTGCATAGATACCATACCGAAATAGTGTATGAATTTGTTGAACTCTCTTGGATTCTTCGGCGGTTCGGGCAATCATCTTGAATGAAAACTGAAAAGTTCGGAGTGAATTTGCATCAAATTTTGTATTCTGCCTTGGATTCTGCACCTGTTTTGCATCGAATGAATGACCCTCACCACCAACGGCACCCAGAACCTGCATTGAAGTCTCACCAATACCCTGTGCTGATGCACTGCCCATCTTTTGAACCAATGAGTTTATCTTAGCTTTTCCCGCAGCCATGGCATCACTTGCGGCGTTCTTGAAACCCTTCTCCCTGATTGTCTTTACTGCACCACCAGCCAATTCTGCGGCACCACCTATCGAACCAAGATCGATTGAAGAATAAGAACCAGCGTCTGTGAAATTGATTCCGGGTGGGCATGGAAGAAAAATGCCACACCGATCATCCAAATCTTTGGATGCCTTACAGGAGAAATTAATCATGGGTCTTGAATCAAAGACCTGTTCCATTTCTGCCGGAAAGATGACCCTACCCGAACCTGCTGGGAATGTTCTTCCCGTGAATGCTTCAACGAGGTCATCGAATTGACCTTTGATGTTCTTTGTTAATCTCTGACCTGCTGTTCTAAGACGACTGTATGCCATATAAATCATATTTATATGACTTACAAAGGTAAAACTTACAAAGGTAAATTCCATCCTAAATTTCCGCAAAAATATCGGGGAGACATCAGTAAAATAACTTATAGGTCATTATGGGAGAGACAGGTATTTCGGTGGTGTGACGAAAAATCTGAGGTCCTGAAATGGAATTCAGAGGAAGTTGTGATACCATACATCTGTGAGACAGATGGCAAATGGCATAGGTATTTCATGGACCTATATGTCCTATTTGAGAACAAACAAGAGTATCTTATCGAAATTAAGCCAGAGAAACAGACACTTGAGCCAAAGGTCCAACAGAGAAAGACAAAGAAATATCTCAAAGAGGTGATGACATATGTCAAGAATCAGTCTAAGTGGAGAGCAGCAAAGAAATATGCCGATGATCGTGGGTGGATCTTTCAGGTCTGGACAGAGAAGACAATGAAGAAACTCGGTATCCGTCTTCTGACTTAATGATATAAATAGATTTGTGCCATCTTTCATTGAAAAACTAAAGATTCAGGCGGGTGAAGCAAACATTCGTCCCCAGACCAAGAAATCACTAGATTGGTTTCGTAAGAAGGTTAAGGGTATCACGAATGTGAATCGTGGTCGGTTACTCAAGGATAGTAATCTAGAGCTCCGAAGCCGACCAACACCGGGTAAGATGTATATGTTTCGGTATACAGCCAAACATAAAGAGGTGCTACCATATTACGATAAATTTCCACTGATCTTTATGGTCGAAGGCGCACCGAAGGGCTTTTACGGATTGAATCTGCACTACCTGCCACCAACTATTCGGGCTGTCTTTTTTGATAAGCTCACTGATGTGGCAAATAATGCAAGATATGATGAAACAACTCGCATCAAGATATCATATGATATACTCAAGGCCTCAACAAAATTTGCTCAATTCAAGCCTTGTTTCAAGAGATACCTGACCTCGTACATGAGGTCACAACCAACCTTTGTGCCTGCAAGTGAATGGGAAGCAGTTCTTTTTCTTCCAACGGAACAATTCGTGGGTGCAAATAAACAAATAGTTTGGAAAGATTCTAGGAGAATGATCTAATGGGTTTATTCACGGACATCAAAAATAAAATCAACCCGAATACGGTTGAAGACATCAAGGCATCTATCAATAAACACGGTGGTGTTGCACGATCAAATCGTTTTAATGTAATCATCACACCACCAACACAGACCTTATTGAATCTAGATCTAGAGTCACTTGCATCAAGTGCATTGAGTGGGAATTTTGGTCTTGGTTCACTGATCAATGATCCCCGAGAATTCTCAATTCTCTGTGAGAGTTGTTCGTTTCCAGGTAGACAGGTCACGACATTGGATTACACGACTTTTCGTAATTCTCGTAAGATACCATATGCGTATGCCAATGAAGACATTACATTTTCTTTTCACCTGACAACTGATTACTATATGAAGAAGGTCTGGGAGAGATGGCATCAATCGATCATTGACCCAGAGACCTACCTCATTGAGTACGATGATAAGTATCAGAGTGATATCATCATACAACAACTTGACCGAAATAATTTACCTGTCTATGGTGTTCTACTCAAGAACGCATATCCCGTTGGAATCAATAGCATTGAATTAAGCAATGGTACTGAAAACGAAGGTGAAAAATTGAGTGTGACCGTGACGTATGAAGATTTTGAACCACAAGGTGCAATCTCCACGATGGTGAGTGGAGTGAGAAATACTATAACATCATCATTAAGAAGAATCATATAATATGCCATTACCCAAATTAGAGAGTCCACAGTATGAACTGACAATCCCCTCCACGAAAAAGACCGTTTCTTTCAGACCTTATCTGGTCAAAGAAGAAAAGGTCCTTATGATCGCACAAGAGACTGGTAGTAGAAATGAGATCAGTCGAGCAATGAGAGATATTGCTGCGGCATGTATCACAGATAAGGTCGACGTGAATCAGTTGACGATCTTTGATCTTGAATATATTTTCCTAAAACTTCGTGCCAAGAGTGTCGGTGAGATTATACATCTGAAATTCAATTGTGAAAAATGTCAAGCCGAGAATGAGGTTGAGGTCAATATCGATGCAGTAAAGATCGTTGAACCACCAAAGAAAAAGAAACCATCCAATGATATCAAACTCACGGATGATGTCGGTGTGATCCTACAATTCCCTACGGTTCAAGATGTGATTCATCTCAATCTAAGTGGGAATGATTATGAACAGACACTTGAGATACTAAAGGCATCGATCAAAACAATTTACGATGGTACGAATGCGTATAATCGAATTGATGCAAATAAAGGAGAACTGGAT